AGCGTCCCTGCAAAGCCCAAACAATCCGGTCTGTCTTCTTCTTGTTCCCATGAGTGAGGTCTATCACTGACAGGAAATAGTTCTTCCTTCTCATCAAGTCTTGTAGGTACGGGAGTACGGCATTCTTTGCCATTCCTCGCTCTATACCTATTAAACGAACATCGTAACTTTTTGCTGTTTCTAAGATTCGATTTGCTGTTTCTTTGATGTCCCATCTACCAGCCACAATAGTATCTACATACCATCCGTCTTCACAAACCTTGACCACAGCAATCGCTGTTTCATCCAGGTTCTTCCTCTTGTTAGCAGCCTGCTTACTTACGTCTTCAAAGCCAGCCAAATCAACAGCGATGTAAAACTGACCGTCCCCAGGAGTATCATCGCTATCAACATACTTAATCCATTCGTCTTTGAAGAGGTCTGACTGGGCGGCTTCGAAACTAGCAAGGTATTCCTGTCTAAAACTGAAGGAAGACATGGACTTCTTTGCTGCCTCAATCTCTTTTGGATCAAGCAGCGGATTATCGAAGCTAGTGAAGTGAAAAGACACCCAATCTTCATCTTCTTCTCTTTGAGCCATCTGATACAACTCATAGAAGTGATTCCTTCCCTTTGGTGTACCAATGAACAGAGCGCCTCCCTTAACATCACTAAGGGCTGGTCTTAGGATCTGCTCGAACACCTGTGGCTTCATGTCTGCATACTCGTCAATCACGACATACGCTAGACCCACACCACGCATTGTATCTGGACGGTCAGATCCTTTAAGGTAGATCTTCCTGTCGTTTACTAAAGTTATGACAGCCGTATTCTCGTGTACGCTTTTGATAACTTCGTGACCAAGTTCTTTAAGAACCGACCACATAATGTCTTTAGCTTGCTGAAAGGTTGGAGCCACATAGAAGACATCCTTTTCTGTACTCTTTAATGCTTCAATGATGAGGGTCCAAGCAGCAAGACGAGACTTTCCAAATCTTCGTCCTGCAGCAACCACTTTAAAACGGTGACTATCATTAAATACTTCCGTCTGTTTAGGATGGAGTTCAACCCTTAGATTCGCCATCGGGGTCCTCCATATCAATAACTTCATAACCAATCTCTTCAGTTTCCCTGGCAGCTATCTGTGGCGTACCAGTGGTAACTATCTGAACTTGTATGGCATTACTTCTACCAGTCTTGTCTTTCTCAAAATGACTCAAAGGCAGTAGCCTATCGATACACATCTTGAGACAGGCCACCTGATCCTTGTCTGTGTCGTCCATAGCCTTGCGGAGTACAGTCTCTATGACCTTCTCTCCGCTGGTGGACAGCAGTCGTGCATAAAACTCTTTGATTCTGGCAGCTTCACCTGGAGGTCTACCGACTACGCCTCTAGCTTTTTTTGCTAAAATCTCTTCTTTACGGGGTCTGCCACGTTTCCTTTTTACAGGGGACAGAGGTTCAGTGCTAGACACTAAATTCTCCTCTACATAATTCCTACATAGCTATGCAGTAGTAATGCATTAGGTATGTAGTAGATGTAACTTCTAAGTAAGACAGAAAAATAAATATTAATTATTATTCATAGTTACCGCTGATACATTGCTTAAGCGATCAACTGCACAGATCTACATAATGTTTTCTACTATGACACCTATTATAGCATATTTTTTAGAAAAAGTCAAGTAGTTTGTACAAGTTACTACTAAATTTCTGTACCTTTTTGTAGGCAGTTGTCCAGATTCTCCTACAATTTTGTAAGTCATTGATTTATAAAGGAAAACCTATGGTGGGAATTCAACCCTATTTTGCCCTATTTAGGCAAGTTTCCAGCTATTTTATCCCTATTTTGCCCTATCTTGTGTGTTGTATGGTTCATAACGCAGCCGTTGTCTGTGTTACCCCCTCCCCCGTGTCTCTAAAATACGACAATTATGCACCAATGCGGTGCTGCAACATGGCACGATTCTTGCATAGGCAAAAACTATGCCAATAGTCTAGAGCTATCAAGGACTGTCTAGCGATAGAGAAAAAGTATTTGACATGGACCATATCACCATGCTAGAGCCTAGGCCACTACTGTATAAATATATATCAGGGTTTCCCCTAATTGATTGATGCAATGCACAAGCGTAATATCCACTCATCGCAGGGCAATAGTGCAATGCGATAAACCCTGGAGGTTTCAAATGTTCGCAGCAATCAAGAAAATGGTGCAAGGCAAGAAAACCCTGGACAAGCGTGGCGGTAGATTCCTTACAGTCTACCTAGGGAATGGCAAGTACAAAAACGGCAAAGTACTAAAGGCCGGATATCTTAGGACCAAAGTACAGTTAGCGCAAGGCGGGATAACCCTAGTATCTAATCGGAATATTGACCTGGTCGCCACTGATCACGAATTAATCAGGGTTTAAACTAGGTGACTAATCCAAGAGGATCTGCTAAGATCCTCTTCAGTTAGTCAATTAGTGGAGGTGCTATGCTGTCTCGTACTAGTAAACTAGGCTGTCTGTCCTGGTCACTGGAGGCATTCACTACGTGTCATGGGGCGCTTAACCCTGATGGCAGTATTGTTGATGCTTGCCAGGTATGCTATGCCAGAGGTGGGTTTTATCATATGCCTGATGCTAAGGCATTGCGGGATCGTAATCGTGAAGATTGGAAGTCTAGCGATTGGGTGTCTCGTATGGTCAAGGCATTGCAACGCCAAACGCATTTTCGATGGTTCGATTCTGGCGACATTGTATCAGTGCGCCTGGGCGAGAAGATCCTCGAGGTATGCAAAGCCACGCCACACGTGCGCCACTGGCTACCGACTAGGACCTATAAATTCGCTAAGTATAGGCCCATTATAGAGGCACTAGAGGCACTGCCGAATGTAGTAGTGCGTTATAGTAGCGATAGCATTAATGGGGCCACTGTAGAGGCTAAAAATAGCTCTACAATCGTGCCAAACGCTGGCGCTGGTATAGGCCACGAATGCCCTGCATATAAGCAAGGCGGGAAGTGTCTAGACTGTCGTGCGTGTTGGGCTAAGGACGTGCCTGTTATCTCGTATCCTTATCATGGGGCAAAGTCTAAGATCATTAAGATCCTGGCTGTAAAGTGAGTGCTAACTAACATGAAGAAAATATTAGTTGATTGGGTTGCAGGGTTATTGTTGACAATTGTCTATTTTATGCTAGTATTCATTGCAGGCACTAACTAGGAGCTATTGTGGATAAATTAATAGAGCTACAGGGTATCAAGATTTTTACCAAGCTAAACCTTACCGCTGATCATTGGGAATTTTATCACATTGCTGGCAGGGAAGAAGCAGCAGCCAATTTAAATCGGGATGTTGAAAAACACCTAGAGCAGCACGGCCCTAAAGATATTGGACAAGTACTGAAGACGTACAGAAAATGGGGAGCTACAGATTCTGAGGGCTACAATACTCTTGCCTGGATTCTGGATCAGCTAGGTATAGATTCTGACTTATACGTATAGGAATTATTATGTCATTGATTGGATTTCAGAAAGCTAATCCCAGGACCTATGAGTGGGAGCGCAGGGATTGTGTTGTACGTGCTAGTAGCATTGCTACTGGTATACCATATCCAGAAATGCACGCCAAGTATAAGGCCGCAGGCAGGCAGGATCGAAAAGGCACTTCAGTATTTTTAATTGCTGAAGTACTTGACTTTGAGCAGAGTATTGTGGCAGAATACAGGCATAATGCATGGACCCTCAAAAAGTTTTTGTCTATTTATAACAAGGGCAGATGGGTTATGTGCAATCGCAATCATGCATGGGCTGTCATTGATGGCGTAGTGCATGACCAGGGTGAGATTGGTAGTCGGACTAGAGTTTTATGGGCATGGAGGATTAAATAATGTTTACTAATGAGCTTAAAAAAGGTGATAAGGTTAGATTAGGTAACGGCTGGGATGCTATTATCTGGGATAACAAGAAGGGCGATATTCGCATGGCTGAGGTGCATGGATTCTTTACAGAGATTGGTAGTGTGTACTCACATGATATCATTGCTAAGTACACAGACTCAGGGTTAGTACCTATTGAACATACCAAGA